AGAGCTTTGCAAGTATATGGCGACAACGATGTTCTTGAACTTATGAATACAGAAGCAGGTAACCACCCAGCATTAATTAGAATGTTTGCTAAACTAGGTGGAGAAGTTACAGAAGATATGGCTAAAAACACACAGAATAACAGATTGGCAGTATCACCTATAGATGCAAAACAAGAAATACAGCAAGTTATGAGTGACCCAAACCATCCGTATTTTCATGCTGGGCATAGAGAACATTTAGAAGCTGTTGAAAAAATGCGTCAATTACATGAAAAAGCATTTGGCAATAGTTAATTTTTTATGATATAATTTGCGTACCTAGTTCGCCCTATTAGGATAACGAATCGGTAGCCGATGTGGCTATAAAACATAGGTTTCCCTTTTTGGATAAAGACCGATTTATAAAAATTTTTTAATAGGAGGACTGAATTATGTCAGTACAAATTACAACAGCTTTTGTCGAACAGTATAAAAGCAACGTATTTCATTTGGCTCAACAAAAAGGTTCAAGACTAAGAGATGCCGTTAGAACAGAAACAGTTCAAGGGAAATCACATTTCTTCGAAAGAATCGGTTCAGTTGCAGCACAATTAAGAACGTCACGTCACTCTGATACTCCTCGTATGGATACACCACATTCCAGACGTAAAGTAACAATGGATGATTATGACTGGGCAGACTTAATTGACAACGAAGATAAAGTAAGGATGCTTATTTCTCCACAGTCAGAATATGCACAAGCAGGTGCATGGGCTATGGGAAGAGCAATGGATGATGCTATTATTACAGCAGCTACAGGTTCATCATTAGGTGGAGTAGCTGGTGGAACATCAATTGCATTACCATCAGGAAACAAAGTAGTACATGGTAGTGCAGGGTTAAATCTTGCAAAACTACTATCTGCTAAAGAAATTATTGATGCAAATGATGTAGACCCAGAAGAAGAAAAATTTATTGTATGTTCAGCAGGTCAAATTACAGACTTGTTAAATGTTACACAAGTTACATCTTCTGATTTTGCTACAGTAAAAGCATTAGCACAAGGCGAAATCGATACTTATCTAGGATTCAAATTTATCCGTTCACAAAGACTGGGAACAGATAGTGATGGAAACAGACAGGTATTAGCATTTTGTAAATCAGCAATAGGACTTGCAGTTGGAGCAGATATTTCAACTAAAATTTCTGAAAGAGCTGATAAAAATTACGCAACACAAGTATTTTTATCAATGACAGTCGGTGCAACTCGTATCGAAGAAGAAAAAATGGTAGAAATTGCCTGTACGGAATAAAATTTAAAACAAGGAGGACATTAACATGGCCGTAACAACACAAAAAAGCACGGAGTACACAAATAGAACTGCTACTCCTTTAGTAACTGCAAATGCCGTAGCTGATAAAGGTAAACTAAGAACATTACAGTTTACACATAATCAGAGTGGTGTTGGTGATGCAGGTTCAACTGTTACCCTTGGGAAACTCCCTGCAGGTAAAGTTAAACTATTAGGTGGCCTTTCAAGATTCTATTGTAACTGGACAGCAAGTTCACAAACAATGGATATTGGATGGACAGCTTACGAAGACTTAGATGGCACAGCAGTATCTGCTGACGCTGATGGTCTAGTAGATGGTTTAGATGTTGACACAGTAGGTTACTTTGATATGGAAGGAAACACTGCAGCAGGTAAACTGCTTGGTGGAAACTATACATTTGAAAGTAAAGGTGGAGTTGTTATTGTAGCTACAGCAGTTGGTGCTTTAGCAGACGATGACGATTTAGTAGGTGTAATTACCTATATCGTAGACTAATACGACAACAAAGGGGGGTAGCTTCGGCTACCCTCTAAAGGATAAAAATGGCAACTGAAGTTTCAATATGTTCAAACGCACTTAGAAAATTAGGGGATGACCCTATTACATCTCTTACTGAAGATACAGAAAGAGCAAGACTTTGTAATAGTTTTTATGAATCATCAAGAGATTCTTTACTAAGATCACACCCTTGGAATTTTGCAATAACCAGAGCAACACTTGCACAATTATCAACAACACCAGCTTATGGTTTTGCATATCAATATGCATTGCCTACAGATCCATACTGTTTAAGGGTTTTGGAAATGGAATATCAAGACTACATATTTAAAATAGAAAACTTAGCAACTGTTGGTAGAGTTTTATTATCAGATGAAAGTACAGCTAAAATACTTTATGTAGGTAGAATTACAGATACAACATTATTTGATTCTTTATTTGTAGATACATTAACTGCACATTTGTCTGCTAAATTAGCTTACCCAATAACTAATAGCACAACTTTACAAGCACAAATGCAACAACTTTATCAAGCAAAACTTTCTGAAGCACGAAGTGTAGATGGACAAGAAGGGTTTATCGATGACCTTGTTTCAGATACATTTACGGACTTTAGAAAATAATGGCAACAACAGGTTCAACAGTAGTACATCCTTTACAAACTAATTTTACAGCAGGTGAAATTACACCTAAACTTGCTGGTCAAATAGATTTTACTAAATATAAAAATGGTGTAGAAACTTTAGAAAATATGACTGTGTTTCCACAAGGTGGAGCAACACGAAGAAGTGGCACTAGATATGTAACGGAAGTAAAAGATTCTTCTGCAATAACAAGATTAATCCCCTTTGAATTTAGTGTAACACAATCGTATGTTCTGGAGTTAGGAAATTTATATATAAGATTTTACAAAGATAATGGTCAAATAGTAGAAGCTGACAAAACTATATCGGCTATTACCAAAGCAAATCCAGCAGTAGTAACAGCAACTTCACATGGATATGCCGATGGCGACCATGTATGGATTAATAATGTTGTAGGCATGACAGAAGTAAACGGAAGAAGATATACTGTAGCAAACAAAACAACAAATACATTTGAGTTATCTGGTGTAGATTCTACTAACTATACAACATATGGTTCGAATGGAGATGCACAAAAAGTGTATGAAATATCTACACCATATACAGCAGCACAAGTTTTTGATTTAAGATTTGCTCAGTCAGCAGATGTTATGTATATAGTGCATGAAGCACACGAACCAGCAAAATTATCACGAACTGCCCACACAACTTGGACACTTGCAAATATAGATTTTGGAGATAAAGGTCCATACTTAGGAGTAAACGACCCATTTGATTCTGATTCTGGAACTACAACTATGACTCCACAACAAGCTGGAACAGGCACTGATAAAACTATAACTTTAAATCAAACAAATGGAATAAATGGTGGACAAGGATGGTTAGAAACAGATATAGGAAGAATAGTTAAATTTGGAGTAACTGGTGCAGCTTTAATTACAGATATTACAAGTACAACAATAGCTGTTGCAACAATTACAACAGCATTTGATACTGCAAATGCAAGAACAAACTGGCAATTAGGAACATGGTCAAACACAACAGGATGGCCACAAACAGTTTCTTTTTTTGAACAACGATTAATTTTTGGTGGTTCAACATCATATCCACAAACTATATGGGCATCGCAATCTGGTGCTTATGAAGATTTTGATGTAGGCGATGCAAGTGCAGCAGATGCATTTATATATACTATTGCTTCAAACAAAGTTAATTTAATAAGATGGTTAGCACCTATAAGAGATTTATTAATAGGAACAGCAGGTGGTGAATTTAGAATTGACAGACCAGTAGGCGACCCTTTAACTCCTACAAACGTAAACATTAAACAAGAAACTACATACGGAGTATATCCAGCACAACCTATGCAAATAGGTCCTAGTGTTTTATTTGTACAAAGACAACAAAGAAGAGTAAGAGAATTGGGATATAGTTTTCAAAACGATGCTTACGTTGCACCAGATCTAACATTACTTGCAGAACACATAACAGATAGTGGTATTGTAGATGTAGATTGGGCACAAGAACCAAATGAAATATATTGGGCAGTTAGAACTGATGGAACATTATTAGGTATGACTTATCAAAGAGAACAAGATGTTGTTGCTTGGCATAGACATATTATAGGTGGTAAAGCAGCTAATTGTACAATTACAGTTACAGATTATGCCAACATACAATCTGGCAGTAAACTTACATTTACAAGAAGAGATGGTACAGAAACTACATTTACATCTACTACAGGTACAGCAGGAACAAATGAATTCCAAACAGCAACTAGCAATAATACTTCTGCTACTAATTTAAAAACTACAATAAATGGACACGCAGATTTTACAGCTACAGTAGCTTCTAATGTTGTAACTGTGTCAGAAACAACACCAGAATCTACTGGATATTTAACTGTAGTAAGTCAAGATGCTGTTCGACTAGCTAAAGTAAACGAAAGT